ATAAACTAGATACAGATGAAAGGATTAGAAGTTTGGCTATAAGTAAAAATAAAATAACAGGATGGCATGGGCAATTAGTTTGTACCATTGTGCCAGAACTATCGAGGTATGATTTATGATAACTGTATTTGATGTTGAAACAAGTTTTCAAATAACAGAAGATGGTAAAAAAGACCCATCAGCAAAAAATCCAAACAACTTTTTAGTATGCATGGGTATCAATGATGAGTATGTATTTTTTAAACACAGAGATTTTAAAGGTATACCAAATAGAAAAGTAATACAAGATATATTAGATAAAACTACATTACTTATTGGTCATAATATTAAATTTGATTTGCTATGGCTATGGGAAGTAGGTTTTAAATATTCTGGTAGAGTATATGATACCATGATAGGAGAGTATGTAATGAACAAAGGTATTAAAAGACCTTTATCATTAAAAGCATGCTGTCAGTTTAGAGGTGTTATACAAAAATCTGATTTAACAGAACAGTATATGAAAGATAAAGTATCTTTTCAATATATACCTATTAATATTGTTGAAGAGTATGGTAGGTTAGATGTTAAAGCTACAAGGTCTTTATTTGATGCACAAATGATACAATTTAAAAAACCACAACATGCACATTTAGTTAAGACATTACAGAACATGTGCCAGTTTTTAGTTGTACTTACTAAAATGGAAAAGAATGGTATATATATTGATACAGATGCACTAAATACTGTTGAGAAAGATTTTCAAGAAGAGTATGATAAACTTCGTGTAGAGATAGATGAAATTATTCATAGTCGTATGGGGGATACTAAAATTAATCCTGCAAGTACAGAACAATTATCATGGTTAGTATATGGTGTAAAAGTAAAAGATAAAAAAGAGTGGTCACGTATATTTAATTTAGGTGTTGACCCTACAACTAAACGACAAAAGAGAAGACCTAAATTTACTAATACACAATTAAAACAATTGTTTGCTAAACATTTAGAACCTGTGCAAAAAACAAAAGCCCATCAATGTACTACATGTAATGGGCGTGGGGTTGTTCAAAAAATAAAAGTTAATGGAGAGCCATATAAAAATTTAAGTAAATGTTCTGAATGCAATGCACAAGGATTTGTCTATAAAGACTTAGATGATAAAGCAGGTTTTACTGCCTTTCCAGATTCTGTTATGGATGTTTCAGAGGGTGGATTTAAAACAGATAAACTTACACTTCTTAAAATGGCAAAACGAGGTGACCAATTCTTAAAAGTATTTGTTGAAAAGATTACTAGGTATAGTGCTTTAGAATCATATCTAAACACATTTGTTGATGGTATAAAAAGACATACAACAAAAAAGAATTATCTTTATCCTAGTTTTATGCAAACTGTGACGGCAACTGGCAGGCTCTCTAGTCGTAATCCTAACTTCCAAAATCAACCAAGAGGTAATACGTTTCCTATTCGTAAAGTTATAGCCTCAAGGTTTGAGGGAGGTAGGATTATGGAGATAGACTTTGCTCAGTTAGAATTTAGAACTGCTGTGTTTCTTGCACAAGATAAACAAGGTATTGAAGATATTAAAAATGGTGTTGATGTTCATCAGTACACTGCTGATATTATTGGATGCTCAAGACAAGAAGCAAAAGCACATACATTTAAACCTTTGTATGGTGGTATGTCTGGTACAGAAAATGAAAAAAAATATTATACAGCTTTTCTAAAAAAATATCCAGATATAAAAAAATGGCATGAAAAATTACAAGACGAAGCCATACGAAGAAAAGTTATTACACTACCCACAGGAAGACAGTATGCTTTTCCAAAAGCAGAACGCATGCCTTGGGGTGGTTCTAGTTTCTCTACACAGATAAAAAATTATCCTGTGCAGGGATTTGCCACGGCCGATATTGTTCCTCTTGCTTGTATCAATATACAACAACTTCTCGAAGAGAACAATACCAAGAGCCTACTTGTCAATACAGTACACGATTCTATTGTGGCTGATGTATTCCCCGGTGAGGATGAAATTGTCGCTGAGTCCTTACGCAGTGGTTGTTTAGGGGTAGTACAGAAAATGAAGGATATGTATGGTATTGACTTCAATGTTCCTATGGATGTTGAGATAAAAGTAGGCTCTAATTGGTTAGAAACTAAAGTTTATGCTTGACAATATTGTTAGAAATGCTACTATTATAATTAAATTAACCATGGAGGTAATATGGTAAATGACTTAAAAGCATTTGAATCTCTTAGTAAAGAGGAGATAATGCGAATGACTGGGCAGGATGATGGCTCTGTAATTAGTACAGGAACTCTGTCTCGGTTAACAATAAACAGGTCTGCAGAGGATGATGATGGAAATCAATTATCCGCAGGTGTTTATACTGTATATGATTCTGGAATAGAATCTAAAGTATATAGTATTAAAGATAAACCTATTCAGTTTAGACCTTTTATAAATGCCTATCAATACATGGAATATGACTCTGATAATAATCAGTATTCATGTTCTTCTGTTATATTTAAATCATGGAAGGAGGAACCTATTGATACTAATGGGGGAGTCAGATGTGGTAAAGTAATAGGTAAAGATAAAGAACAACTTACACAAGGTGAAATAGATGCTCAACGTAATATTAAATGTTATCGTTTAGTATATGGTTTAGTATCAATGGATGCTACAACAGCTACAGGAGATTCAACTCATGTTGATTCAATGCCTGTATTATTTCGTGTAACAGGTTCTAATTTTACACCAATAGGTGAGGCACTAAAAAGTCTCAAAGGTAGAGATAGCTTAATGCAAAATCACTTATTAAACTTAACAACGAAACGTAAAAAGGCAGGTAGTAATGTGTACTACGTCTCTAACGTTTCAGTAGATAGTAAGGAAGTTGAATTTACTAAGAAAGACCTAGAACATATGGATATGTTTAGTGCTTTAATAGAAGAAGAAAACTCTCGAGTATCTGAAAAATATCAAAAAGCACATAGCAATAAGGAACAAGATGCGGCATCTGCCAAGGTTATAAACCAAATGGCTGATGACCCCGAAATGGTGTTAGCCTCATAGTGTCTACTATTCTTAACAGAGTGCAATTATTTTTAACGGAGGCCAATAAGGCCTCTGTTCCTATTTCTAGCACTATAATAAATGAATTTGGAGAGGCATGTAAAGCCGCATTTAAAAAACAATTTACTGAGGAGAGAGAAACAAAATTTAAACCACGCATGAGTAGTATTGGAAAGCCTCTATGCCAATTACAAATGGAAAAAAGTGGTGCAGTAGCAGAGACACCTTCATATCAATCTAAAATGAAATTTATATTTGGAGATTTAGTAGAGGCACTAGCAGTGGCTATATTAAAATCATCTGGTATAAAAATAGATGACTTTCAAAAGAAAGTATCTCATACATTTGATAAAGATAAAATTAATGGTACATATGATGCTAAAATATTAGGTAAAGTTTGGGATATAAAAAGTGCATCCCCTTATTCATTTAAATACAAATTTTCAGAAGGCTTTGATGCTATATTAAAAGATGATATATTTGGGTATGTATCACAAGGTTATTTATACTCAGAAGCAGAGGGAGTTGATTTTGGGGGATGGATTGCTATTGATAAATCATCTGGAGAATGGGCTGTAGTTGAGACCCCTATTAATGATGAAAAACATGCAAAAGAAGCCTTAGAAAAAGCAAAAAGTAATCTTAAAGCATTGAATAATGATGAGCCATTTAAAAGACAATTTGAAGATATACAAGAAACTTTTAATGGTAAACCTACAGGTAATAAAATTCTTGGTAAAGAATGTTCTTTTTGTTCATACAAAAAAACATGTTGGGAAAATCTTCAGCATTTGCCACAACAACAATCAAAGGCTATAAGCCCAAAGTATCTTTGGTATACAGAGATAACTAATCCAAAAGAGGAACATGTCGACAGTTAGAAGTAGAAAAGCTAAAGGTAGAAGATTACAAAACTGGGTAAGAGATACATTATTATCTATATTTACTTCATTAGATGATAATGATATAAGCTGTGCTATTATGGGGGAAACAGGGGAGGATATTAAGTTATCCAACCCTGCTAAAAAATTAATACCTTATTCTTTTGAATGTAAAAACAAAGAAACATTTAAAGGTATATATGATATTGTTGCTCAAGCACAAAGCAATTCAAAGGCAACGGATGTGCCAGTTGCTATAATTAAAATGAATAAGTTTCAGCCACTTGCTATCGTTGATGCTACACATTTTTTAAAACTGATAGGAAAACAAAATGGCTAAAGAAAATGGTATTGATACACAAAATAGTATTACAATATCTATATATCCTTCTGATGATGGATTTGGGTGTGCTGTTGCAGAACCCCAATATGCTCCTTTAACTAAATCATTTAGCATTGCTTTGACAATAGCACATGGTATGGTTAAAATGGCATTAGAAAGACCAGATATTGTATTTGATGAAGGCGTAGACGCTCTAGCAAACCCCGTAGAAAGTGATGCTGTGGTTAGTATTAATGATATGGTAAAAAAGGTAAAGTTACATTAATGGAAACACAGATAAAAGAAAATAAAAGTAATAATATTAAACAACTAAAAGAGAGCGATTTCTCTGTAACTAAATTTTCTAAAGACTTATCATATGGTAAGAAACATGAAAAACTTGTCATGAAATCTATGGAAAACTTTGAATTAAAAACAGATAGAATGGCTCATAAAACAGGCAATGTATACGTAGAGTTTCAATCACGAGGTAAAGATAGTGGTATTACTACAAGCAAATCAGATACATGGATATTTAAAATAGTTAGTAAAGGAGATAGGCATTTATTTTCTGTACATATTCCCTTGACAAGATTAAAAAAATTAGTTAGTAAAGATTATAGAGTTGTGCCGGGCGGGGATAACTTAACATCAAAAGGATATTTAGTTCCTATTACTGATTTAATAAAAATATGACAGTTGAATTTTGGCAATGGTGGATTTTAGTTATGGTAACAATAAACACTTGCATAAATACTATTGTATTTTTTGTTGGTAGAAAATTTAAGAAGAAAAAAAAATGAAGACAAAAGAATTTTTATCTGAGGCTATTAGATTATCTGGTACAGATAGACAAAAGGATTATGGTGATAAAACTGAGAACCATAATAATATAGCTAGGCTATGGTCAGCCTATCTAAATACAAAAATAGAAGCTCATGATGTTGCATTAATGATGGCACTATTAAAAATGGCTCGTACTAAACTTGGGGCAGTTAGTAAAGATACTTATATTGATATGTCAGCTTATAGTGCAATAGCAGGTGAGATTAAATTTGGAGGAAAGTAATGACAAACTACATCATAACAGAAGAGCAGTTGCAGGTTATAATGAAATATATGTTCACTAAACCATATAATGAAGTTGCTCAAGGAATTGCAGTATTAAGTAAATTGCCAAAATTAGACCCTAAAATAAATCCTAATTTTGTGCAAGATGATGCAAAAAAAAATGACACCAAGAACTAAAGAGGCTATCCTATTTAGCACTGTGGTGTCAATAAATAATAACGGTAATTTAATTACAAGGCATGAGTCATTGCCTACTAAAGAAGTTCTAAAAGAACTTGGTGATGACTATTATGCTCATCTAGTGTCTGCTATAGTAAATCACTGTAAAGCAGACTCACATCATTTTGATGATTCTTTACGCAATTTGTTGAGGAGCATTTGACATTAATCCTTGTGGTTGTTCTTCTATACTTCCTATTGGTGACATATTATTCTGAGCCATTGCATTTGACATTGGAGTTGGTACAGCAATAGGCTGTGCAATCTCATCTACTATAGCCGCAGGTGCTTTTGGAGCATTTGCTGTTTGTGTTTGTAAAGGAGTTTGTGGCACTCTTTCTCTTTCTGACATTA